ACAATTGTTTTCAACTAAACCACAGGATTTAAATATTAAGGATCAATCTTTAATGGATGCTTACAATAATGCGATTGAAAAAAGAAAAAATATTGCAACAGAAAAAGGTTTTATAGCTCAGAGTAAAGCAGCTGATAAAAATAGACTTAGAGATAGAATGAAGGCAGAAGGTATATTAACAATACAAGATGCAAAAAATGAACTTCAAAATATAGGTGATTACTACGGACAAGGTTTTACTCCATATGGTATAAACAAACTTTATGAAGATGCTGGAATGCAAAACCCAGGTTTTGGAATTGAAAAAGTAGGTCCAAGAACAGGAAAGTATAATGAAGAAAAAGGTTTACAAGAATATTTAGACTCTATGAGAACGCAACAGATTGCAGATGCAGGAGGAGTTGCCAACATGGCAAATGGCGGATTAGCCGAATTAATGAAAAAGTATTATGACTAAAAACAATCCAACACTTGTAAAAAACATGAAACATGTTAAATGGGAGAGTATCCCTCCACTTAGAGGACCCAATCCTCAAGGGTTGATTAAAGAGAAGAAACAAGATAAACTCATACAGGAGAAAAAATATGGCAGATATAGATAAAGGGCTTCCTAACACTCGTACTCAAATTGACATTCCTTCAGAAGAGGAAATGCAAGAGGAAGTAAGTATTCAAGAAGAAGATATTGATAAAGGACCTGTAGAGGTTATCCCAGAAGAAGACGGTGGAGTTACATTAGACTTTGAACCGGGATCAATTAATATACCTGGAACAGAATCACACTTTGATAATCTAGCTGACATTTTACCTGACGATATTTTAGAACCTATTGGAAATGAAATGGTTCAAAATTATATGGACTANAAATCTTCTAGAAAAGAATGGGAGAGCACTTACACAAGTGGTTTAGATTTACTAGGTTTCAAATACGAAAACAGAACAGAACCTTTTCAAGGAGCTTCAGGTGCAACGCACCCAGTATTAGCAGAAGCAGTTACCCAATTTCAAGCGCAAGCTTACAAAGAATTGTTACCATCAGATGGACCTGTAAGAACACAAGTCATCGGTGTTAAGAATCCCGAAACAGAGCAACAGGCAGGACGTGTTAAAGATTACATGAATTATTTAATCATGGATCAGATGAAAGAATACGAATCAGAATTTGATTCTATGTTATTCCATTTACCTCTTGCAGGATCTACTTTTAAAAAAGTTTACTATGACGTAAGCATGGGAAGAGTAGTATCTAAGTTTGTTCCAGCAGATGAATTAATTGTCCCGTATACAGCTACCTCATTAGATGATGCGGAGTCAGTTATTCATACTGTGAAAATTTCAGAGAATGAGTTAAGGAAACAACAAGTCAATGGTTTTTATAGAGATGTAGAAATAGGAACTCCCGGTACAGAAACTAACGGTGAGCTTTCTAAAAAAGAACGTGAATTAGAAGGAACTAAAAAAACAGGTAAGAACGAACCTGTTTATACTCTATTAGAGTGTCATGTAAATTTAGATTTGGAAGGTTTTGAAGACACGGGCTCAGATGGTGAGCCAACAGGAATCAAACTTCCCTATCTTGTAACGGTTGAAGAAGGAAGCAGAATAATCCTTTCTATAAAAAGAAACTATGCTCCGGAAGATATGAAAAAAAATAAAATACAATATTTTGTACATTTTAAATTCTTACCAGGTTTAGGTTTTTATGGGTTCGGTCTAATCCACATGATAGGTGGACTGTCTAGGACGGCGACCGCAGCTTTAAGACAGTTATTAGATGCGGGAACGCTTTCTAATCTGCCGGCTGGATTCAAACAACGTGGAGTTAGAGTTAGAGATGAAGCATCACCAATTCAACCAGGTGAGTTTAAAGATGTAGATGCGCCAGGTGGATCTTTAAGAGATGCATTCTTTCCTTTACCTTATAAAGAACCTTCAGCTACTTTATTACAGTTGATGGGTATAGTTGTTCAAGCCGGACAAAGATTTGCTTCAATTGCTGATATGCAAGTGGGAGATGGNAATCAAGGAGCAGCAGTTGGAACTACAGTTGCACTTCTAGAAAGAGGTTCTCGTGTTATGTCTGCAATTCATAAAAGATGTTATGCAGCAATGAAGAATGAATTTAAATTATTAGCAAAAATAGTTTCACAATACCTACCGCCAGAATATCCTTATGATGTTGTTGGAGGTCCAAGAAATATTAAACAATCTGACTTCGATGATAGAATAGATGTTGTACCCGTTGCGGATCCTAATATATTTTCAATGTCACAGAGAATTACATTAGCACAAACACAATTACAAATCGCAACAAGTAATCCACAGATGCACAACATGTACCAAATTTATAGAAATATGTATAATGCAATTGGAGTTAAAGATGTAGATACAGTTCTACCACCACCGGCACCCAATGCACCAATTGATCCTAGTATGGAACATATAAATGCGTTAGGTTCAAAACCTTTTCAAGCATTTCCTGACCAAGATCACAGAGCCCATATCACTGCTCACTTAAATTTTATGTCGATTAACATGGTAAGAAACAATCCACCAGTTATGGCTTCGATTCAAAAAAATATATTAGAGCACATTAGTTTAATGGCACAAGAACAAGTTCAAATGGAGTTTAGAGAACAGATGATGCAACTTCAAGTGCTACAACAACAGGCAACAAACAATCCACAAGCAGCACAGATGTTAAAACAGATAAACAATACAATAGAATCAAGAAAAGCAGTGTTGATTGCAGAGATGACTGAAGAATTTATGAAAGAAGAAAACGAAATTACTTCTCAATTTGATTCAGATCCACTTTTAAAATTAAAATCAAGAGAAGTTGACCTAAGAGCAATGGAAAATGAACGAAAAAAAGAAGCTGACAAGACAAAAGAAGATCTTGATAGAGCAAAACTAATGCAATCAAGAGAATTAGCGGAAGATAAAATGGATCAAAACGAAGAATTAGCAGAATTACGTGCTAATACTACTTTAGCTAAATCTGGAATTAAAGAAATGTCTGGTCTTGACGGAAATTAATGATATGTTAAGTTAAAAAAAGGTAAAAACTATGATGAACTATAAAAAATGCAAAACAATGGCAGTTCCAAGTCAAAATGTTGAAGTAGATCCAAGATCTAAAACAACTGCTGACGGTTCTTTCAACTATATTCCTACTGGAGACAAGGAAAAAGTTAAAGGACAAAAAAGAATGCTAGCTGAAAAAAAAAGAACAGCTACTTGGTACTAACATGTGGTTATCGGCAATTAAATTAGCCATTTCTGCTGGTAGTAAAATTTATGCTAACAAGCAGAAAACGAAAATAGCTATGTCTGATGCACAATTAATGCACGCATCTAAAATGGCTGCTGGTGAAGAAGCTTATCAGGGAAAATTACTAGAATCTAGAGATTCAGATTGGAAAGACGAGGCGGTTTTGATAATTCTCTCGGCGCCAATAGCAATCCTGGCCTGGGCAGTCATATCAGACGATCCAACAGCAATGGACAAAGTAAATATTTTCTTTGAACATTTTGCGGCACTTCCGGGATGGTTCACAAATTTATGGATCCTTGTAGTTGCGAGCATATATGGTATAAAGGGTACACAAATATTTAGAAACGGAGGAAAAAAATGAGACAAAACGGAGTAAGATCAAATGTAAGATTTCCATATGCAGCTAAAAAAGCTAAAGGTGGATCTGTTAAAAAACAAGGTGCTAACGATAGACTAGATGAATCTCTAGGATCAAGAAGAGGAAAAGAATCTACTAAATCACAAAGTTATAAATCTAGAAGAGACGAATCTAGAGGAGCTAGTAAGTAATGAACTCATCTAGAATGAATAGACTAGAAGAGCTTGGTAGAGTTGATGCTGAAAAAGCATATACTAAAAAAGGTAAAAGAAATCTTAAAGACGAAAAAAAAAGAGTTGTAAAAGAAATCAAAGGCTATGCTAATGGTGGAATGGTTACAGTTTCTGGCAGAGGCCAAGGTAAAGTTATGCCTGGAAGAAATAAAAAAACTTATATCTGCTAATGAGTATTTTTGGAATAGCTTTAAGAGGATATGGTATGCTTAAGAAAGGCAAGAAAGCCTACGATACTATTAAATCTGTTAAAGTTGGAAAAAATTTAAAAAAGAAAAGAGATATTCAAGATAGCGTAGTTAAATCAAAAGATAAAACTATTGCTGTTTTAAATGAAGAAGGTAAAAGAAATGTTAGAACTAAGGTTAAACTTTCCGATACTAATAAAAAAATAGCTGATATAGTAGATAAAAAATAATGAAAAAACTATTTAAAAAACTTGTAGACAAAATCTTTGGTAAAAGATGTAAATGTGTAGAAAAAAAACCTAAACAAAATTACTCACCATTAGAATGTACTACATGTGGAAAAATTCACTGGCAAAGTTAACCTATGAAAATGCCGAACACCAAATATACTGGTAGTTATATAAAAGGTAATTTAGGCGGAACTAAAGTTTCCAATCCAAGTTTAAAAAAATATTACGGTAAAATGATTGACGCTCCAGGTTTTAAATCTGGTGGTAAGACTGCTGCATGGCAACGTAAAGAAGGTA